TTTGACAATTGGGAGCCGATGCGCCATTGCCGACCGGCAAAAGACTTTCTGTTTGAGGATTGGCAACCGGTCTGGGTTGGGTGGGATTACGGTTTCGGCCACTATGCTTGTATTGTGTTCTTTACGAAGGCGATTCTAAAACCGCGATGGGACGGAGACGCACCGCGGCGCGTGAATATCGCCATTAAAGAGTTGGTCCTTCACGAACGCACGCCTGGGGAGCAGACGAGCGCGCTTATCTCTGCAATCCCGCGAATCCCGCGGAAAGAACCGGGGCAAGGTTGGACGGAAGAGGATGAGCAAGAGGACCGCGCGCAACGAGAGTACGGAGATTATCGCTGGCATATTCAGTCAGTGCATTTTTCCTGGGAGCGGTTCAATCGGACGGTAAGCAACCGGACGGTAGCGGATGAAGTCGGGGAGATGCTGCAAGCTGCGGGGTTGCCAATACCAACGCGGTCGAATACGGATCGCATCGCCGGCTGGCAGCGAATGTACGATTTGCTGGACACAGATGAGTTCTTTGTTGTGGAAGGGCAATGTCCGACGCTGGCCGAGGCAATTCCAATGCTGGTCCGAGGCGACGGAGTTACACATTCCATCGAAGACGTGATAAAGCCCAAGGGCTTAAGCTTGAACGATGACGTTGCCGACGCGTGCCTTTCCGGTGGAACACTGATTGACACCGCGCGAGGACTGGTTCCGATTGAGGAAGTTACGACCGCTGATTATGTCCTGACTAGGAAAGGGTTTAAGCGCGTGCTCTGGTCAGGCTGCACTGGAATCAAGAGAGTTATGCAAGTGGATACGCTCCTGATTACGCCGAATCATCCGGTGTTTGCCGATGGCCGTTTTCTGATAGCATCCGATACGGAATGCCACTCCAACCTCTTGATACGGTGGAAGTCTTATTTGAAGGCGCGGTCTATCGGCGCTATCCAAGCAGCAAGCGGATTCACTTACGGAGATATTTCAGCGGAAAGAAAGATGGGCGCAACACGTTCCTTCATATCGAGATTTACCGCAGCGTGCATGGAAGCGTTCCGAAAAATCACCACATCCATCATGCCGACTGCGACCACCTCAACAACAAATCCGACAATCTTGTTGCGATACCAGCACGTGAACATATCCGGCATCACGCCAAGAAGAGAATCGTATGGCGGGAATGCGTTACCTGTGGGCGCAAGTTCCAGCCGGGGCGAGATCGGAGCAATCCTCATCGGCGGCACTGTTCCAAGAAGTGCGTTATCTTCCACGGCAGTTGCGAGCACTGTGGAAACAAATTCACGCAATCAAAAGGGAAGCCCAGACGATTCTGTTCCAACGCTTGCAAGTCAGCATGGCGCCGTAAAGCAGGGCTTGACGATGTGGCAAAGAATTGTGAGCTGTGCGGCAAGTCTTTCTCCCGCAATCGCTACAACAATCCTCGGTTTTGCTCGCGCGACTGTGGGAGCCAAGCAAATGCAGATGCACGAACCGCGGCCGGTGTACAACTTGTCCGTGGAAGAGATGGAAGAATACTTCGCCAACGGCATTCTGGTTCATAACTGCCGTTATGGAATTGCAGGAACATTACTTGACGCGGAAGATAAACCAGAGCACATTAAGCAGCGCGAGAAGCTGGCGAGCATTAAAGACCCGATGGCTAGAGCAGTGGCATCGTACACGGCTTACAACAAGAAGCGCGCGGCAGAGAAACGGCCGCCTAAGCCGGTGACGGTTCCAACGTGGTACAACCGGATGAGGCCACAATGAGCGAAGCATCCGAATCGGCTGCATACGACAGGATTCAGAAGGATGCGGAGCGGGAAAGGGATTTAACCGAAGCCCGCGAACGTGCTCGCCTTTCGGTGTTGAGACTGACCGAGAAAGACAAGAAATTGCTGGAAGCCATGAAGATCAAAGCCTAATGGATGAAGACGACAAAGACCGGATTGCATATGTGGCGCTGACGCTGTTCCTGGTGCTGGTGGTTGTTGTGGCAATGTTTATTGTGCGGCGTCATAAAGACGTTCCCAGGAGATACGAACATAGGCTGGTGAATTGATGGACCGAAGATTGTTCCTTCGTAACCTGTTGGGAGGCACCGCATCCGCGGTTGTGGCTCCGTCCCTCGTGTGGCCGTTCCGAAAGATTTTCCTTCCGGCTATCGTGACGCTGTTTGAGGGTTCCTGGCTGCAACCCATATCGTTTTTGAGTAGGCGTCCCACTATTGTTGACTTGAAATTGACTGAGATGGCCGTTCAAGCCATCGAACTAGAAGCATTCGCAAAAGAAATACCGAATTATTTTTACAAAAGCGGCCGTCTTTACGATTACTTAAAGAATGGCCCTGTTGTTGGGCGGCGACCAGCTTTTAGACTTCCAATACGGGGCACTCTCTATGATTTGGACTAATCTTTTCCGGTCTCGCTACGTTCTTTTCCTAGAAGACGAACTCGCCAGAGTGCGAAAGAGACACGCTGAGGAACTAGAGACGCTAAAAACCTCTCACGCAAAAGAGTTGGAAAGGTGTATAACTGAGGCGAATCGGGGATGGGCGGAAGCGGATCGTCTGCGGCAATTCCTGGTTCCTGGTCTTCCCGCAAGCACCCGCGCAACCGATATACCGGACAGCACTCCTCCCAAAACAGAAAAAGTGGAAGAAGAACAGGGGCAAACTCCGTTCCAGCGCCTAGCGTATAAGTCTTACAAACAACAAGAGGCTGCAGCAAAAGAAGCGGAGCGGATCACTAAGCTGGCGACACAGTTCCCGACGAAAGAGACAGAGGAGAAACCGAATGCCAAGAGCAATTGACGGCACCCCGCACCACAGTTATGGACGGGCAAGGATGCATGACGAACGCAACGCCAAGCCCAAAGCTGAACCGGCTGCTGAGACGCCCAAGAAACAGATGGCCGAAGAGGACTCCGGCGGAGACATCAAACAGATAGTAGCGGAAAACGGTCCGGCGAAAGAGATGCACTACCATCACGACGAGGCTACGAATAAGCACCACGTCCACTCGAAGCACGGGGAGAAGGAACACAAGAGCGAGCACGATTCTCCGGAAGAGGCTGCGGATCAGATGCAGTCTGCTATGGGGCAGTCCGAGGAACCGTCCGACGAAGAGATGGGCGAAGAGGCAGGCGAGGCTATGCCAGAGATGGAATCCGCCAGCGGCCGGCACATTCCGGGACTCTAATCCATGCCAGCACGCGAGATCATGAAGAAGTTCAAAAAGGGAGAATTGCATTCCGGTTCTCCTAGCGGACCTGTCGTAAAGAATCCCCGCCAAGCCAAAGCCATTCTGCTGTCTTATGTTCGCAAAGAAGGTGGAGACGTGAAACCGGCGAAGCGGTCACGGTTGGCGGAAGCATTCGCAAAGGCGCGAAAATGATTACGCTTGATGCGAATAATAGCCCGCTAACGAAAAGTATGTCCGAATCTGCTTTAAAGGCAGCTAAGGAAACCTTCAATGAGGACGCTTATCCAAAGCCTTGGGAAGTAATCACTCATCCCGATCAGATGACATTCCTGGGGAGATTGAAAGCCTGTGTTTCCCTTGTCACTAATTTTCAAGAGAAACAGAATTATTCACAAGTTCAGTTTCATGGAATGAAAGTGATTCAAGATCGAAACTTTCCCAAGGACATGATTGAGATACGTGATGCCAAGGGGAAGTCTCTCGCGGCGATAAAGAATCTTTCGGTTCTATGATTAAAATTTCCAAAGAGGAAGCGCGATATACTCCAATCGCCAAGCAAGACGACTATTGTCGGGACTGCCGCCACTTTGTGGTGCCGAAACAATGTGAAGCGGTTGAGGGGATGATACAGCCCGGTGGGTGGTGCAAACTTTTCTCGCGGAAACGTACATTTGTAAAGTAATCGGGTGAATGTGGGGAGTTTTGGCGACAGCGGTTTTAGCTAGACCGGAAGATAAGAACGAAGACCTGCCGGAGATTCAGCCGGGCGTACTGGCTGGCGTCGAAATATCGGACGCGCAAGAACTCGACCTGCAAGAAGTCCATAAAAATGCCATAAAGGAACTGGTCACAAAAGCCTCGAAGCGTGATTATCCCGCTCGGCTGATCGAAGTGGTCCAAGCATGGGAAGCGGCTCTCTTCTACCGCGGCTTCCAATTCCTGTTTCCCCGCTACGGTGGCGGCTGGATTATCCCAGGAGAATCAAGTGGATACGGCGCAACAATGCAGGTGGATTTGTCCCTGCTCCCGACAAATATCTATTCCAGTTACGCACAGATCATCATTTCTTCTTTGACCCGCGCGGTCCCAAATGTGCGGTGGGAACCACAGGATGCCGATAACGACGTGCAGATCACTGCTACCGAAGCGGCTGACAAGTTCGTAAAAGTGGTTGCGCGCAATAACGATTTGACGATGATCCAAACGGATGCCGCACGATATTTGTGGTGCGACGGCCGGATGCTGTACTACACGCGATTTGTGAAGGATGGTCAGCGTTTCGGGTGGGAGAACCAAGACGAACCGGAAAGCATCGTACCGGAGACTGAACCGTCGTCGGAACAAGTGGATGAAGTGATGGCAGGTTTGGAGGAGCAAGGGGAATCCGAGCAACCCGCTGCAGAGCGCATACCTAGGGGGCAAGAAGTCCGCACGGCACACGGCAAACTGGAAGTGAAGCTGACGCCGATGATGGCGAACTCACTGGCCGAAGTGGATGTACTGCAATACGAAACCGAAGTCAGTATTTCCCGCGCAAAAGCGATGTTCCCGCACGTCGCAGACGAGATTAAAAGCGGATCGAATGGGATCACGGAAGGAGAGATTGCGAAACTAGCCCGTCTGAATGTGAAGCTCGGAATGCAGTCCACCTACATCACATCGGATTCAATCGCGGATGATTGCACAATTCAACGGAATTGGTTGCGACCTTCCGAGTTCATGGAGATTAAGAACAAAGAGATTCGAGACTTCTTTATCTCCAAGTGCCCGGATGGTATCGCGGTAGCGTATGCCGGTGAAACGCTCTGTTACGCGCGCAACGAAAGCATGGACGATTGTTGGGCGCTGGCGCAGGCGTACTCTGGCGATGGGCAGAACCGCAACGCGCTTGGAACGTCTTTGATGCCGCTGCAGAAGCGGCTGAATAACTGGCTCGATTTGATGAACGACTTGTTTATCCGTTGCATTCCAAAGAAGTGGATGCACAACAAGGCATTCGATGTGGAAGCGATTCGGGCACAAACCAACATTCCCGGTGATGTCGGATCGTACCGGCCACAAGCAGGAATGACCGCCGATCAGTTGGTTTTCGTTGAGCCTGTAATCACGGTTCCCGCAAGCCTTCCCGACTTCATCAAAGCCTATAGCGGAGAGCTGGCGGAACTGGTTTCCGCTGGCTACCCGGCGCTAGCTGGCGGCGATACGGGGCAAAACGACCTAATGGACGTTGACGAATTTATTCCCACGCCAGAGGGGTTTGTTCGCAATGGTGACCTACTAGATGGCGATCTT